ACTTTCATGACGTATCGCCCGGTCTGTGGCCTTCAAATAATAGCCACCCAGTAAATCCCTAGAACTCAAGCGGCCCTGCACATGATGCAAAATCTGCTGGTCGCCAAGGTAGATCGCAGCATGGTTCGGCACAGGTGACTGCAGATTCATCAGCAGCAGGTCACCGCGCTGCAACTGTTCAATCGGCACCCGTGAAAACCCCTCCTTCGCGAAGTTCTCCACATACATGTTCTCCCCGTTGTGCCACCACTGATCACGGCGGTGATAGTCCCTCAACGTGATGCCATATTCACGCTGAAAGAAGTCACGCACCAACGTGTAGCAGTCCACAATCCCGTGGACAAACTCACGCCCCACATAGGGCAACTCAAACCCCTCAGGCTCGCAGTAGCCCCAGCCCTCAGTTTTTGGATTAACGATGAACCAAGGCAAGCCGGACTTCTCACAGGCAACACGGTCAGCCTCTGACGGCCTGGGATTGGTCACAGGATGGCTGTGGCAAATCGCCACCACCTCGCCCTTGTCCTCAACCTCATGCCAGCCGTCGAGCACAAAATGCTCATCCGGTGTCTGGGCAATGTTGCGGCAAGGGAAGTAACGACGCCTGCCCTTCACAACAGCAACTAGCCCGCAGGCTTCTTTTGGAAACTCATCCTTAGCGTGCTGCAGGATTTCCGCCTGCATCGTGGCAGTCAGCTTCATCGCGTCAGGCCAGCTCCAGGGAAGGATCCAAACGGCAGCGTTCCCGTTCACGTCAAAGTAGTTGCTGCCGGTATAGCTGCACTCGCTGCTGCGGTAGATCCATTGACAGGTGTTAGCCACAATCTGCCGCTTAGGCAGTTTCTGCCCTACAAGGTCAAACTCACTGGCAAGCTCAAAGGTGACAACGTCGCGGGTCTCTGTTGCCTTGCGGTTGATGCGCCAAATTTCTGTAGGGAACCTGGCGTTGGGGTCAGCTGTTGACTCACCATCTAAATAACGTTTCAGAGTGCGTATCCGCCTAACCGTTGCACCTGTCAGATCGTTGCCTGTTGTTGTGGCATTGACCAATGCCAGCAGAGTGGTCATCGTCCCATCAAGGTTGGCAATAGTCAGCGTGGGCTGCGGAAGCGTGCCGCCAGAACGCATCTCAAAACCCTCAGCCTGTATAGGCAGCCTTGCGTATGTGTTGCTGTCAAACACGATGTTGCCCGTCACGTTGGCATTGCTGCCGGCATGAAAGCGATACACGTCTGTGCTGCCGTGCAGCGTGTTGTCCAGCTGCAGCTCAAACAGCTCAATGATTGCGCTGGGGGCAAGAACAGAAACATCCTCGTAAACGCTGCTGATCGCAGTCCAAACAACAGTGTTATCAGTGATCGTGCTGCCGATGTCTGTCGGCCAGCTCGGCTCACTGCTGGCAGAGGTGCCAGCTGTTGTGCAGCGAAACCACAAGCCACTGTTTTGGCTCGTAGTGGCCCTGCGTATATCACCAACAGAAAAGGCGGTGCTGGCTGCCCAGGCTGCAACTGCTGCCATTACGGTTCAAAAACTTGGCGGAACGTTGCGTTGATTGTGGCTCGGTTCACATACGGGATGGATTTGCTCCAGCTTTCACAAACAAACTTTGAAGAACTGCCTTCCCCAGGCGGTGTGAAATCAAATGATGCTGAATCATCAGCACGGGCATCAAGGAAAGTTTCAATCGTGTCTGAATCAGTTTCAGAGACCTCGAAGGTCAGCTGATAAACCTTCGGGTTTTGATTGAGCCCATACTTGAGCCTTGCTTCGTAGCCATCCCCAAAACGCACAGACCGCGTTACAGGGCGGCTGCGTTTTTGGATGCCGTATGTGGGCGTGATTGAAGGGAAAGTAGCCATCAGACCGCAGCAAGAAGGCCACCAGGCCGTTTCTGTTTCAGCAGTTCCTGTTGTACTGCCAACCCGATGGCCTTGCCAAGTTGAGCACCCTGCCCGCTGCTGGCATCAGCTGAAGTTTCAGAAGCATCAACATTGACGGTGATTGTTGTGCTGCCCATGCCGACACCGTTTGGCAGAATCGTCCCAGCACGGTCAGGAACAAACAACTCAGGGCCACGCTCACCAACCACTGATGGGCGGCCAACAGCGGGGCGGCCACCATTTGCAAAGCCAGGAAGGGCGGAGAACAAGCTACTGCCAGGAAAGGCAACTTGAAGCAGTGAGTTGACGCCTAGCTGCAACAGTTGACGTGCCACGTTATTGAGAACATTTCCCAGGGCTTCAGAAACACTTTTTGCTTCTATGAGAGCATTGACAATCCCCGTGCTGATTGTTTGACCAATGCCTTGCATCACAGTAGTTAATTGATCAGAAGTGCCCTTTAGTTTTTTAGAATTTTCGTCTGCCCTGTTCAACTCATCTGCAATCGCCGCACCTGCGGCCGCCTGGGCATCAAGTTGATCTTGAATGTTGTTAAAAACACTTTCAGACGCAGCATCTGCCAAGGCTTTTGCCATCCCAGTCAAACCAGTTTCGTCAGTGCCATTACCTGCACCGCCGCCTCTGCCTGAAAGCAACGCCGGTGGTGTTTGTATTCTCGGCGCACTAACCGCTGGACCTCTTGCGCCTTCAACCCTGCGCTGAACCTCTCTGTTGATTAAGTCGTTTGTTATTTGCGAAACAACTGAAGAAGCTGAGCCTTTATACGTCTTGCCCAGGTGCCTAACGACAACCTGACCGGCACCAAAAGGCCCGCCAGGCATTGGTCCAGCAAACCTCATAACCTCCTGTTCAGCTTCTTGCTTGAACAGCTGTTTTTGCTGGTCAGTCAACGAAGCAGCAGCAAAAGCCCGATTTATGTTGTCAACAACGTTTATAGCAAGCGTTAAAGCACCCTTTAAAGCAGGGCTTAGCCGTTCGCCAATTTCTTGCGCTACACGCTCAATTCCGTCAACTAAAGTGCTGAACTTTCCTGCAAGCGTGTCTGACTGAGCGATTGCACCGTTGGCATACTTGCCGCCTGTGTCGGTGATGTTTTGCAGGGCTAAGTTGACAGCATCTGCACTGATACGGCCGCCCTCAAGGGCCTTGCGGAACTCGTCCGAAGTCAGCCCATACATCTTCTGCAGCTCGTCTTGCAGGCTTACGCCGCGCTCTTGCAGCTGCAGCAGCTCCTCGCCCTGCAACCTGCCTTTGGCTTGAATCTGACCAAAGGCCGTGGCGATGCCGCCAAGATCAGCGCCAGTTGCACCAGCAACGTCAGCAAGCCGCTTGGTGACATCAACAACCTCTTCTGTTTGGAAGCCGAAAGCCTTTAAACGCTTGGCCGTTTCAATAAGCTCTGAACTGGTGAACGGCGTCACAGCGCCAAACTGCTGCAGCTCGCTGATGATGTTGCGAGCGTTGCCTAGTGAGCCCGTAAGCACCTCAAGGCTTTTCGTCTGCCTCTCAAGTTCTGCGGTTTTGAAAATGACGAACTTGCCAGCCTGGAAAACACCAAAGCCAGCAGCAAGACCGCGAACAGCCTTGCCAAGATTGTTAACTCCTTTCGACGCCTTATCCGCCGCCCTGCCGGTATCCCTGATTCCTTTATTGGTTCGACGGATGCTGTTCTGCGCCCCGTTTGCAGCCTTTTCTAGTCGCTTCGTGCTTTGTGTGAGCTTATTTAGCTTGGGACTGGCTTGGTCCTGCAGCTTGATCAGCAGGGTTACGTCCTTTGCCACGGCTGCTCAGCAATAAGTCAATACTACCGCCGCCTTTGCTTTGCGCGCTGCATCGCTTGCTCTTCCATATCTGACTTCAGTTCGTAGTACGCAGCAAAGTGAACAAGCTCCGCATCGGTCAGTTCCGTGCGAAGCCTGCTGACTGTCATGCCTAGTTCGCAGGCCAGGTGGAACTCAAAAAAGGTCCACTTGTCCTGCTTCAGTCGTTTTTTGCGTCTTCGAGATCGGCATCATCTCCAAGGCCGAATAAGAACAGCTCGATCTCGTTCAGTACAGACTCAGGCAGCTGACGCTGGAGCTTGTTCGCATCCGCAGCAGCGAAAGCCTTGGTGCCATCCTCAAGCTCTGCAATTTGGCAAAGCATGTTGGTGCTGATGTCTAGTGCCTCATCAGTGCCAGCCAACTGCTGTGCTTTTTTACGGTCGGCGCGGGTGATCGGCTTGAAGTACAGATCGATGACTTTTTCGCCTTCCGCGTTCTTCAGTTCAAACTTGCGACGCTGGTTGAGGTCAAACGCCCCAACCAGCAGGTCAACAGTTCGAGATTGAGCAGGCATTTAAGCGACACATTTATCGCTCAAACTATAGCCTCATCACTCAAGGTTGCCGGTGATGGTACCGCTGGTGATGAAGTTGCAGGTCACAATGTCAATCTCGCCAACAGTGGAAGTGATCTCCATGTCGGTAATGATTCCAGCAAAACTCACAGAATCGGTGCCTGAAGTCGTGCCAGTTGTGAACAGTTCAAACGTGGCGTCTGCAGTATCTGCAGTCGTCAGAACGTCTTCGAGGAAAGCAGCCTGGCCGGTGGCGTCAGGGTCATAGACCAGTTCAACAGTGCCGGAACCGCTGATCATGCTGCCAACGAAGCTACGAAAGGTGTCGCCGTGCTTGGAGACATCCAGAGTTTCTTTGGTGGTTGAAAGGCTCCAGCTGCGAGTGCCAACGATGGTGGCGTTGCTTGAGCCAGCGGCGTCAAATTGGACTGCGCCTTGTTCTCCGCGAAGGACGGCCATGGTCAGAGTTCCTCGATGAATTCAAAGGCCACACGGACCTGTGTTTGGAAGTAACCCTCGGGACTGGGTGAACCCGTAGCCTCTGGGCCGTTTGGAGCGTCGAAGAAAACCCCCGACACGATGATCCGATTATACAAATCTCGAATACGTTTACCAATCACAAGGTTGGCTCCAGGGCCTGCTCCTTTAGGCGTGAAAATGTTGATCAGCAAAAGCCCGGCAATACGGTTGTAGCCGCTGGTTGTTAGGCCATGGCCCAAGTATTCATTGGCCCCAAATGCTGTAAGGCACTGCACCCAAGAGCTGTTGGGCGTTGGCTCATACGCCATATTGTTGAATACCACAGGCAAGGCGGGGCTGCCTGCAAGCTCAGTAGCAAGCCTGCCCTCAACCGTTGCCCGGATTGCGTTCAGATCAGCAGCGGCCATTAGCCAAGTCTCCGGACGGCCCTACGAACAATCTTAGGCATGTCTTTGTCGGCGACCTCCTCAAGGATTGATTCGTGGTAGTTCACTTGCGTGCCCTGCCGTGTCCTGTATTCACCGCCCCAAGACGGTGGCAGGTTTTCGCCCGTAATCACTGGTTCTGCGTACACCGTGTTATTAAACACGCGGCCCTGCCTCGGGTTATCGATAGTCATCTGCCAGTTGCCGATCAGCACGCCCGAATCAACAGGTGTGCCTAGACCGCCCCTAGATGCTGCCTCGTACAGCTTGAGCTTTGAATGCAGATCGATCGTGGCCTCTTTGACGACAGCCTCGGCAACCTCTTCTACAAAATCGCCAAAGTCGATCTTCACAATTACGCCCTCAGGATCAGCTCATGAATGATCGCGCTGTTGTCCTGTTCCGTTGTCTCCACACGGATGATCTGATGAACAACGCTGCCAATGACGACGCGATCCTTAGTCTCAGGCGCGGTGGCGAGGTCATCAGCGGCGACCGTTAAACGCTTGTCACCAGCCTGCACCAGCTCGTTCACCTCGCGCAGGTTCACATCCTCAAGGATGCCCGGCACCGTCGTGTCGCTTTCGCTCTCCGTGATTGCGCCGGTTGTGGTGTTATAGCTGCCAGCCGTGACGTAACGCACTGTCACATCACCGCCGAACTGCTTCAGCACATTGCTTGCAACCCTTGCCAGCGAATCAGCAAGTGCCATCAGAGGTTATAGGCAAGGCAAGCGCCGCTGGTCAGCGTGATGCTGGTGATGATCCCGGAAATGTAGGTGTCAGCCACAAAAGTCTCACCGGCCAAGCTGTTGCCGGTTGCGTTCTTCACAGTGATTGCACTGATCACGCTGTCTTCTTTGAAGTAGATCTTGCTGAACCTGCCGGTGTGTGCAGCAGTATCGGAAATGAACTCGAAGCCGCCTGAGAGGTCTGCGTACATGGTCAGCTCCGTTTAATAGCGATGTTGCCTGGTCCGCTAATTCTAAGACCCGTCAAGTACCTTTCAAACATCGGTGGGACGTGATCAGCGCCAACAGCTCCAGTCTTATCGGGTGTGACATCAAGGCTGCCGATCTTGACGTTCTTGTAGTCGTTCAAGCCACTCAGGCTGATGCCGTCCGTGTTGTTGTGCAGGTAGACAGCAAGCTCAATCTGTGCCCGCTTGATTTGGTCCGGGATCTCTTCATCCGTGAAGTAATCCTCAGAGATGCGGAAAGGAAAGCCAGTGGCGTACGTGTTGACGTAGGTATCGGGCTTTCGCACGCCAGTACGCGGCCATTGCAAAGCCTGTGTGTCAGTTGCCCTTGCCCCCAAAAACCGTTCACGGTCTAGCCGTTGTGCTGCCGCAGCAAGAGCCCGATTGCGGTTGTCGTCAGTGCCGGTGCTCCACTTGCTGACATCCGTGCTGTTGATCATCGCCTCGACGAAGGCATCAGCTTCCGCCAGGGTTATGTAGCTGTTGGCGTTTGCGCCGCCCGCTGTTGCGTCGATTGTTACTGCCATCGGGCGTCACAGTAGAAGTCTTTTTGGTCGGCTTTTCAGGAGCGGAGGCCGCCGCTTGTGCAGCAGCCTCACGTTCCTTCATCCGCCTAAAGGCGAAAAGACCCATCAGGAGCTAGCGCCCTTCAGAGCCACGAAGTTGACAACGATTGCCTCACCAAGTGAGCCGGTAGACAGGTTTGCCACAGTGATCTTGAAAGATCCAGCAGCAATGCTGTTTGCCTGCACTAGGTAAGAACCAGCGGTTCCAGCGGAAGCGTGGTTGCAGATCACCACATCAGTGGCAGCGATCTTGTCGTTGTTGACAGTGAAAGAAACCTCAGCGGCTGCTGCAAGTGCAGCATCGTTGAGGGTGATTTGACCGGACTCTGCATTGAGAGTCACGGCAGTGGCCTTGCTGGTGGCCTGAGTGACAGTACCGCCAGTAGCGGGGCCGACAAGATTGCCAGCCGTTGCCTCAAAAATGGATGCCATGGTTAGTTACCTCCTCAGTCGAGTGCGCTGGTGGTGGTAATCCGCACGATGCCAATGTTGTTGGTCTCGTACACCTTGGTCCAGTTGCCCACGGTTTCCAGTTGAGCCCGGGTCGGGTTGGAAACGGAAGTGGAGAACGAAGAACCGATCGGGTGATACACGTAGTGCAGATCGATCGACATCGCATCGCTCTTGGCAAGGATGTCGCGGTCGGTCTCAGTTTGGAGGCCGAGTTGCTCACCGGAGCCAACGGCACCCTGAGTGAACATATAGCTGGCATATTCGGTGGTGGCACCGGAGCCAGCGGTCTGCACATCAGCAGACACGATCACGCGCATTCCCATGAAGGTGGGAACAGCAACAGGACCAAAGGCGTTAGCCAGTGAACCTTGTGCCGCAGAGGTGTCAGGCTGACCTGCGTCGTCGTAGATCATGTCCAGAGCACGACGCTCTTTCAGGTCGTAGTACACCTTGGGGTGAACAACGATGGCAGCCAGCTTGTCGCCTTGGTCGCCCAGCAGGGACTGACCTTCAACAATCTGACGGGCAGTCAGTTGCGTGGGGGTGTCGCCAGACGCGCCATCAACAGCCAGGGCTGCGAAAGAAGCGGAGCTGGTGTCACCAACAGCGCCAAAGATGCCAGCCAGGCAGGACAGCAGATCCTTCTGACGCTGGTTGGCGATGTAATCAGCAATCTTGTTGCCGATAGCAGCCATCGGGTCGGAACCAGCAGCCAGAGCAGCCAGGTCACGGGACTCGAAAGCACGACCACGATGCAGAACAGCAGCAACCTGCTTGTCAGCAGTGATCTTGCCAGGAGTCAGCGAAGAGCTATCCGTCAGACGCTCGAAGTCGCCTGACAGGTTGGCCTTGTAGAAAGGCACTTGAACGAAGTCACCACCATCCTCGGCAGCATTTAGCTCCGCCATGGGCTGCACCACACCGCTAGCCAGGAAGGCATCACGCTGAGTGGTTTGCTCAATGACGTAAGGCGTAAATACCTCGGGGATGATGATGTCAGAGCGAAGAGTCGCCATGACAGATCCTCAAAAAAGATGTTTACGGTGTGGGCGTAACCCGATTGGCTCTGCGTAGCTTTGCCTTGCCCAACATATTAACGGTTAGCAGCAGCTTTCAACCTCTCGTACATATCCCGATCCGTGCGATAAAGCCGCGACTGTTCTGTGAGGTTGTAGGACTCTTTGGCAAAAGGATTCTTTGTGCCCGGTGGGATGTCACCACCTGTGCTGCGTCCTGAAGGCGCACCGCTGCCAACTGGCTTGGGTGCTTTCTGCATATAGCTGGGCAAAGTT